AAATCGGGGAACAGGCTCTCGATGTTGTCGATGCCGTGCTTGAGCTCGTTCTGCTCAGCGTAGATGGCCAGAGCAGAACGGAAGCTGCCGACGCTCTTGGTCTTGGCCAGCTCCAGAATGTCCTGGCGGTCGGAATGACTCAGAACGGTGTCCCGAGTGTCTTCCTTGTCGAAAACATTATGCTTCATGGTCTTGTTTCCTCCCTTGGTTTTGTCAGATTTGTTATCGGGGTCATCATCCTTGTCCTCGTCGTCCTCGGACCCCTTCTCCTCCATTGCGGCGCCGATCAGGGCATACATGACTGTCTTCTGCTCCTCAGTCATGCTATCGACGACATCCTGAACAGTCTTTCCGTCCTTGGATTTGCTCTTGTCCTCATCCTTGGCGGGCTCTTCTTTCTTGTCGTCTTCCTTCTTATCGTCTTTGGGCTCTTCCTTACCGGAATCCGAATGGACCAGAGGGGGCTTCTCATCGGGGCGATACAGGCTGATGGGCTCGTATGCAGAGAGGATCAGCTCCTGCTCTCCGCCCTCGCCATGAGCCATGTCCACAAAGTCAATAAAAGCGCCGGGATTTGCCCCGGCGACTACCAGACTGACCTCACGGATGTTGCCATGAATGACATCTCTGCTCGATGTCTGCTTCAGCCCATTGGCATAAATGGACAGGGACGCAATATCCCCATGCTGCACCAACTGCTTGGCAGCTCTGCCGCTCTCAGTCTCGTTGAAAGTGCAGTAGGCATACACGCCATCCTGACGATTCTCCAAGAGAGCATGACCAAGGATGTTGGTGGGTTCGTTGTGCTGGTGGTTCCAGACCAGAGGAACCGTCTTCCCATCGCAATCAGAAAATGCGTTGTGGCGAATGGTTCGTCCATCGGCGCATCTCAGATCGTTTCGGGTCGCCCAGCCACTAAAGTCAAACTTCAGATCCATTTTGAACATTTCCTCCTTCGGGTGTTGATGTTGGCTGATCGCCCTCCCCTTTCGGGGCGCTAAGGTTGCTGTTCCGGAGCTCGTCCGCCTTGGGGTCCTTCGACGGCTTCATGCCGATCTTCTGCCGGATCTCATTAGAGGTCATGATCTCGTTACGAGTCATCTTGTCGGCGATCTCGGCAATGTCGTTGATGGGCACCAGCCTGAACGGGTCTCTGAAGAACAGGATCGACTGCTTCTGTGACCGAGCAGTTTGGGTGAGGAATTTCCTCCTCATTTCGTCAACAATGGCTGATAGGATCGGTTCAATTACCCGGTTGTCGTAGTTCAGCTTCGTGCGGTCATCGGCGGTACCATCTAAGATCCCCTGAGTGATTCCCAACTGGCTGTAAAGCATACTCGTCAAGTATTCAATCTGGGACATTAGATTGTTGTCGATGGGGCGGTTCAGCTGGACCACATGCTCTGTGCCGTCGGTGTAAGCGACGCCATACTTAGAGCCGGCTAACTGTTCCTCAATATCTCTACGGCGGTTTTCCGCCTGTTGACGCCTCGCTTCCGTCTTGATGACGTAAGGCAACTGGATGATAAGATTGAGCTTTCCGGACCCGCTCTGCTCGTCGATTGCGTCCAGAATGTTGAGCTTCCGGATCAACCGCTGCAAAGTGGAGTTCGACTCGTTCATCACGGCATAGAACGGATTTTCAATGATGGCAACCGCACTCTTGGGGAGCGTAAGGTCTTCCTTTTCACCGCGATTCTCGTTATATGCTCGAAGTTTCACATGCTTTGGATACCACTCCAAGATCTTGGCAGTTCTTAGCTTTTCGACCTTGAAAGACCCTGTCTTGGGTTCGATGTCGGTATCCGTTGGAAGGATCGCAACACAACCTTCATCCAGCATGGACATGACCACATCCTGGATAAAGGCTCGTCCGGTTTGGTCCAGATTCGCTTCCAATGACAGACAGTTATTCAAAGTAGAGTCCATCACTTCCATGAACCGGCCATCATCATCCAATCGAACATGTTGGATGGCGATAGATGACGCATCCAATGCGATTCGGTTGTAAACGGCCGTAACGATTGAGCGCTCATTCCCCCGGCTGAAAATAGGGCGGTCCGGACGATAAGAGTAGCCTGGGCCAAGCGAGTAACGGTAGTTGAAATACTCATTACCTAAAAAAGCATTCCAGGCATGTTTCAGCCTGGAACCGAATGCCATTTCCACTTTTCTCACCTCCGTCCTTACAGCAGATCGGCATACATTTTCTTGAGCAGCTCATTGTTTTGCCGCATCAAGCTCTCAAAGTCGTAGGCCGGAGGGATTTGAACAGGTGTCGTCTGCTTGGTCGCAGTAGAAACCATTTTGGCCACCTTTTCGGCAACGGCCTTTCCGGTTTCAACGCTTTTACTGACACTGGGCTTTGAAGCCTGAAGCTGGCTGACGGACGTGGACATAACGGAAGTTGTCTTAACAAGGTTTTCAACCACCGCTTTTCCCGTTTCCGCTTTCTCGACGATCTCCGAGGCCTTCTTAGCTCCATGCTTCTTTACCAAATAAGCAGTCAAAGCAACGCCGGCGATGGCAGCGGCTCCGACCGCCACTTTCTTCGCTGTTGACTTTTTCCGCTCTCCATCGTCTTCGCCGTACCGTTCTCGACCGGCGGAGGTAAGGCTCCCGTCGGCATTTTGAAACCGTCGGATACCCCACTTCATGCCTTTGATCCCGTGGTGACGCAGTTCATAGTCCACTTTCATCACCTCCATCAGACCTTATCCAGAACGGTTTTGCGATAGGCGATCTTTCCAGACGTCCACACACCATTCTTTAATTGCGTCATGTCATATCCGGCATCTGCCAGAGCCATCATGACGCCGACTTCTCCTCGCTTGGCTACAAACTTGACAACCTTCCCAGATGGCGACCGCAAATTGGAAACCTCTTGGGTCATTAACTCGGCCATCCTTTGGTTATAAGCATTGACTGTGGCGGCGCTCAGCTTCCCGCGGCTTGTCAGTGCATTTGGGTTGCTTAAAAGCTGCGCGGCATACCGATCCAGCTCCTTAGAGGATTTGCTTCTGGCTTTTTCGGTAATTTTATCGCTTTGCTTCTTGGCCCATTTCTCATCTTTCTTTTCGAGACGTGCTCGTCCGGCGGCAGTCAAGGTGCCGTCTTTGTTCTGGAACCGGCGCACTCCCCATTTCATGCCGAGGACGCCGTAATGCTGTAAAACATCCGACAATCGCGGTCACCTCCTGTCTGCGAATTAGCGGCAACTAACCCATGCGCAGTTGCCAGGACATAAAAAATCCGCAGACCCGGTTAAGAGCCCGCGGTTAGTCGTCATCCTCTTCTACGATTCTCCGCAATTCTTCTATCTTTTCCTCGTTGTCTTTCGCCAACTTATCCCAAGAGGTCATCTTGTATTGATCAACAAGGGATTTTCCTCTTTGATAGTGTTCGTTGCTCTTGTAAAAATCGTTAAGAGACTGGTTCAGATGCTTTGCGAATTCGTCATTGAACAGCTTCTGATAATCCTGCTCATAGCCTTCGCGTTCTGCATATTTTTCGCCGTATTTCTTTCGCTGAGACTCGTTAAATCGCTGGATTCCACCACGATTCATTGAATCCGCAGCTTTGTTATAGGCCTCCATCTGCATACGTCCATAAGACTTAGCCAGATCGTCCATTGCCTTCTCAGACTCTTTCTTGTACTGCTGGCTAACACGCTTCCGCCCTGCCGGAGTTAGAGAACCATCCTTGTTCTGGAACCGGCGCACACCCCATTTCATACCAATGATGCCATAATGGGCCAGAACTTCGGAAGGGGAGGGCTTGCTGTAAAAATCCATGACGGTCAACCCTCCTTAATGCGCGTAATAAGCCCGCAGCCGTTTATTCTCACTGCTTGCTTTTGCCGCCAGCAATCCATTAACAATGGTTCCGCCAACAGCAATCGTCGAACCGGCAAGATACGCGACTTGCTGGTTTTTAAGCGTATTGGACAAAAGCGAAGTGGCAACACTCGACCCCACAACGATGGCAGCCTCTGTCAAATATGTTACTCGTGTATTTCCGCTTATGGTTTTACCCTGCTGATAGAGTTTCTTTCCCTCATCAGCCAGCTTATCAGTTTTCAGTTTCCCATAAGCATCCTCCATCCGACGCTTCTCGGTTTTGGTAGCACGCTTCGCATCTTTGACCTGCTGACGGGTAGCTTGTCCAGTTTTATAGGCGGCTCTTGTTTCGGATTCTTTGGCCTTGGCGCTTTCATAATCTGATTCTGCCTTACGATAATGCTCAAGCCCCTTCTTCGTATAAGAACCGTCATAATTCTGATACCGACGAACGCCCCACTTCATGCCCTTAACACAATAGTGTATCAGGCACTCCTGGGGAGAAGGTTTCTCATAAGGGATCATAAGTCCCCCCCCCCTTTTTTTTTATTCAAATGCTTCCGG